GTTGATGGTGATGAAACCAAATCAAAACAAATCAATTCAAAATCATCTTGAACCTCATTTTTCTCCCCAACTTTTTTAAGTGATCCAACCCCCCTAGAACTAATTCCTAGGCTCACTCCTTGCCTCATTAGATTTGCGGCAACATCACCCTTGGTTGATACAACACCGCTATGGTGAAAGCCAGGAGAGGTTAATAGCAATAATTTACCCATTAGTATATTACCATCCCACCAAATTTCTGTTATTAAGTGGGCAACTCTATCTAAGTCAATTAAGGATGATTCGGGGTGATTTAGTTCAGATGTAGATAAACCCTTTTCAATAATTTGCTTGTATCTTTCAGCCTCCCTTCTTAATATTTTTTCGGGATATGTTCTACCATTTCTATTTGGTACATCGTGCTTTTGCAATACAGCATAAAATTCAAAAGGGTTCTTATAATCTAACTTTTTGTTTTCTTGTATTAAATTAACATTTAATTGGTCTTTGGGATTAATCCAACCAGCATCAGTCTCAATTAATATTCCATGACCAATTTCATTTGATTCTAATATTCTTAAACTATTCATATTATATTTTATATAATAAATATATAAAATGTTTTGTTTTATTGAATTAAATCTCTTTTTGTTATGAAAAAATCAAAATATTTGTTTTTAGAAATATTTTTATTATATATTTCTTTTATTATTTTTCTAACAGATTCTTTTAATTCATTTGATTTAAAATCAACCCCAACTTTAGCAAATAAAGTTATTTCAAGGTTCATAAAAGATTTTTTATCTAACGAAAGACCACTATGCCTAATATCCAAATCAACAATTGTTGATTTATGAAATAAATTCAAATCATTGACATCTAATATTGTGTGCTTAATATCCCTTGACTGGGTGCAAACAATTTTTTTCCAGTTAGTATAGTCATCTTTTGGTTGAACCCAAGATTGAATATTTATGTAAATTGATTTTAATTCAATATAATCAATAGTACCGTAAAATACTTTTAAATCATTAAATAACCTAAGTCTTATTTTTTTCCCATTCTTCATTGATTGTTAATTGTTTATTTAAAAATAAACAAAAACAATATAATTATCAAATGATATTAACCATTTAATGATTTATTTAAATTTTTTATTTCATAATAATTCAATATATCAAACTTATCAGTTTTAACCTTATCAATAGCCTTTAATATCTTTTCTTTTACTTCAGCATTTGTTTCGGTCAAAGACAATTCAAATAGTTTCTTCTCTGTATCAGATTTTAATGTTATAAAATCAGCATTTAATTTATTCTTATCTTCTTTTAATAATGATAAAATTTCTTTTTTTGTTTCCTCATTTAATGAATTAATATATTCATTAACTTTTGTATTAACAACTTTAACCATTGAACTTATTGGTAAGTTAATTTTATTCTCATTAATTTTAATTGGTTGTACTAATACAGTTAAAATATTCTTTTTGATTTCAACCAATTCTTCAATACTTTTTGTTGATTCATAAACTAATTTATCAATATTTCCATATTCATTATTATCAAGTTTATTCAGGATGACTGGTATTTTAGATTTACTAATTAATTTCTTAGCCCAATCAATGCCCTCATCCAGATAAGTTTTTGCCTCACTTTCAGTTAAACCCCTTGGCTTTGATAAATCACCATATAATACATATAATTTGGATAAATTTTTATCTTTTAAAATATGCTTTTTAAAATTTTTTATATTTTCTTTAAAAATCTTCTTATCTTTTACAGATTCTGAAAGATTATTTTCAATAATTGTTTTTACTCTACCAAATTTCATATTTTTCTTTTTTTATAAATATTATGAACCTAATAACTTTTTTAGTTCGTTTTCTAAATCCCCCAAAGATTTTTGACCTTTTGATAATGGAATATAATTTGTCGCATTAAACTTGCTATTTTCAAGCAAAATATTCAAATTTCTATCTCTTGATTCTGGTGCTAGACCTAGTTCTGGTGGTGGCGGTGCTCCCATATCATCCCCCATTGGTGGTGGTGGCGCACCCATATCCATACCGCCCATATCCATACCACCCGTATCCATACCGCCCATATCCATACCTTCTGGCGGTGGTGCGCCAGCAGTTGTTGTACCACCACTTACCGTACCATATAACTTATCAATATTATCAAATAATCCAGTTTTCTTAATAATGAGAGGGGTTTGTTTTAATTCTTCACCAACCGCTCTTTCAATTCTCTGTTGTTGCAAATCTAATCTAATCTCCTCATCAGAGAAACCAAAAATATGTTTTTTAGCCCATGTTGCCGAAACTGGTGAAATACCTGTACCAGGATCCGCAACCGCATCTCTATAAAGACCAACCTTTTCTTTCCAAACATCAATCTTTAATAAATCTGATTGTGTTGATGGATTGGTTAATCCCAAAGTAAAATTAGATATTTCATCCTCAAAACCTAATAAAAATAAATGAATAATTGCAATTTTATTCAATTCGGATATCATACATTTTTGTATTCTATTTATTGTTCTAGCAAATCTAATATCTTGTAACGCTAATGTTTTACCTTCACCAGCCACATCTTCAAACCCCAAGAATGTTTTTGGTATTCTTAACGCTGTAACCAATTTTTTCTGGATGTACTCTATATCTGCAATTTCTCCAAGATTCGCAGCACCTGCTAAAGTTTCAATTGGGCTTGCTTGACCGGGGTCTCTTACAGGAACAAAATAATCTTGGTCAACAGCCATTTGATTATATCTCATATCGACATTACCCGTTTTACTATCAACAATTTGTTCACGTTTGAATTTATTTGCAACACGTTGTACATATGCCTCAACATCATTATCATCCATATTACCAACAAAAACTTTAAATACCCTACGTTCTGGTGCTCTTGATGTTCTATATATTAACATAGCATCTTCTGCCAATAAAAGTTGTTTCCAAATACGCCTTGCTTTTTCCAATAAAGATGTACCATAAGGTAATTTTCTATCATCTCCCAATATTCGGAAATGCGCAATTTCCCAAGGTTGGAATTCCATCTGTCTGTTTTTCCATTTAAATTTCATAGATTGATTTTCAGATGACATTTCACCGTATGCTGGTGATTTATCTGTACCACCTGGTTCTAATCTTTCTATTTCTATATTAGGTAATTGATTACAACCAACAATGCCTTTTTCGGGATCTAACTTTAAATAGACAAAATTATCACCAAACTTAGCTGTATTCCTAGTCCACATAGGTAATGATGTATTTATATCCAAAACATTATTAAATAAATCAGTTAGTACCGATTTAATTCTTTTTGATTCAGAATATATTTGTAACATATGACCATCTTCATTTGCTGTTGTTGATTCTTCAGCATATATATCTAATGCTGCCCCTATTTCTGGCGTATACTCCATACTTTCGAAATCATAGACTGATGCTAATCTTGTTGGTTCATAATATACTGCTTGGGTATATAAGTGATTATCAATCTTTGCCCATTGATTTGATAAATAAAATGATTGCTGGGCTTGTAATTTTTCCCTTTCATATTCATCTTTATTTTGCGTTCTTAATAACTCTTTCTTATCAAATTTATACGTTGGAATATCTTGGTTTAAAAGAGAATTTGGTCCAAAAGTTGCAGATAACCTTTGCCAAACCGTTAGATTTTCATTATTACTCATAACATATTATATTTATCTTCCACCAAATAACCAATTATATTTTTGGTAATCATTTACATTTGGGGTATTTATTCCATCTTTACCATTGGCATTTGATATCATTGGATTAAAATAGAGTGATTGTTCAGTATATGTGTTTGTATGTGTACTCCAAGAATTAATCATTGCTTTTGTATGGTTTGCTACTTTTTCCAAAACTTGAAAAGACTTTTCTGCAACATAAGTAGCCATTGCTATTGCCATAATACAATCATCATGATGCCCCTTCTGGTGATCAGGTCTTCCATTTATATATATAAACGTATTCATTTCATTGTATAGTCTATTTGAATAAATTTTAAAACCATGTCTTAATGCTTCTTCATAAGATGCAATCATTTGAACTCTTTTGTTATTGAAATTTATTCCAGGAATTCTTTCATACATTTTTGGGTCATACTTCCATTTATTATTTGTATCAACATTATCATAATATAAACTTGGATAATTCATTTCTTGTAATTTCCTAGATGTTGCAACTCCCATTCCACCAGTCAAATCAACAACAACAAACGCCCTATACATTGTACACCATTTATACACAACTTCTGCTAATATATCTGGGGGTATTTTGCCAACATATTCCAAAACTTGTTCTTGTGTATCAAAATCAATAATCTGAATTGTTGAAAAATCTTCTGAGTCACCCCTTGATACGTCAACACCTGCAACATACCTATGACCATTTTCTGGCTCTTTAAACATCCATAAACTATTTCCCATCAATTTTGATATGGGGTTTGCCAATTGATTTTTTAAAATATTTGTCAATAAGTCTGAATCAAATACATTATCGCCAGAACCCAAGAAATTACTTTCAATTTCTTGTGAAACTTTTCTTTTATCATATTTTAATTTCTTCACCATACCCTCATACCAAGATGAACATGGTTTATAACCTTCTTCAATATGGTCAATCACTACTTGATGGTCTCTTTCGTATGAATTCTCATGTGATAAATCTAATATATCATCTTTGGTATATTCTTCTTTATTTAAAAGATAATGAATCATATCTTTTGTCTTTACCAAAAATAAATCTTTTGTATATCTTGGATCCCTATACCAAACCATTTCAGTAATCTTGAACTCATTCATATTACGTAATGCTTGGTCATATATCTCATAATATATCCTATCATAACCATTTGGTGTTGATATTACCACAACCTTACCCCCTGTTGATAGCGATGCCATAGAGGCTGCCCAGAAGTCGGGGTCAGCATCAATATAGGCTGCCTCATCAAATATCAATATGGTGGGTGTATAACCCCTTAATGCGTCTTTTGATGTTGCCACTGCTTTAATCTCACAATCATTATTTAATTTAAAATGCCTTGCTGAATTTTTTTCAGATGAAAATCCAATACCAACCCAATTAGGCCATTGCTCTGTAAAATGTCTAACCTTATTAGCCATCTCAACTGCGGTATCCAATTTGTTGGCAATAATTAACACTTTTTCAGGTTTATTCTTATTTGCAAATGCTAATTTTTTTGATATCCAAGCAGCTGTAACCGTTGACACCCCAGCCTGCCTATACTTTAATGCAATATTTTCATTATACAAATCAAAATCCTCAATCAATTTTACTTGGTCTGGAAATAAATCTAATGGTACATATCTTTTCACTGTATTGTCATAAGTTTGTAAATATGTCTTTAAACAATATGGTGTGCTTTTTATACATTTGGCTGATTCAATCAATACTTGATCTCTTGTCATATTTTGTTTTTTTATAAATACATACAAAATAAAAAAACCCCCAAACTAATTAAGAATGAGGGTTAATTCTATGAAAAATAAAAATTAATTTAACATATTTGCATCTCTCAAATTTTTAAGTAATTCAGGTAAACTGACATCCATATAATCATTTGGGTCAAAATTTGTAACTTGTTTGCCACCAGAATATGTATTGTCTTTTTTAGTATTATCTGGGGTATTTGTATCATCATCTTGGTCGCCTAAACCACCATCATCAAATTGACTCATTAAATAATCAAGATATCTTTGCTTACCTTCTCTTGCAGCAGCAACTAAGTCTTTAAATTCATTTTGAGCATATGAATTATCACTAGGATTAGTTGATATAACATATTTCATTAAGTTAAGAAATTCTTTTGCAGGTATTTTATACAATTCAACAAAAAAGAAATTAATTAATCCAATATCTGATTTGTCCAATACATCCATTGGTAAAATATTTCTTATCTTCTTTAAGATGGCTGGCCCAATTCTTAAACCCTCTGTTTCAGCTTTTAATGTATCTGCTTGCCCTAATGTCATATTAGCTGTATCAGTGTCAGATGGGTAACCTTGTCTTGCTAATGCTTCTTGAACTCCCTTACCTATTTCATGGCATAGAACTGGAAAAATAAATCCAGCAGCATTTATAACAGTTTTTAATTCATTTGTTTCCTCATCTTCTTCATCA